TGCTACAATTGTAGTGGCTCTACCAACTGATGTATTACTCGTATAGGTGGTGATTCCAGTAAAAGATCCCGTGTAGGCTATGAATGACATAGTCGGCAGGGGTAATGCGACGAAGCCTAGCGCTCCACCAGCGCTGGTGGTAGCTTGGATTTTAAACCGGAGATGATTCGTAGTGGTGGGATAGCATATAGCATCAGGAACTCGCGCTCCCAAGACAGACGCCGAGAACGGATCTGACAACGCCATCCTAAACTGTGCAGCAGCTGAACCATCAAACATCTGACGATTCTTCTTTGGTTTCTTATTTTTCTTCTTTTTAGAAGCTGCTTGCACAATGACCACCTGTTGTGCTCTGTTTCCCTTCTTCCGCTTTTTGCCAGCACGCTTGCCAGCGACAACCAAATTCTGAGCTCTAATGACGGGCATTCTGCCTTATATCTGAGCAAACTCTCAGAGCCTAACTGGCCAGACAAGCTCTTCGCTCGCCCGGATCCTGACACTCTAACCTAATCATCTCATTGACTACAGGGTGTTCGAGCACATAGTATTCGCCAGGTTTTCGTTGTGGTAATTCAACATGACTGGCTGAATATGGTAATTGATAACGCATCACGAACCCCTCAGTCCAATTGACGTCACGCACACCATCAGTTAATGCATCCTTATGATAATCATCATACCATTGTTGTTTTTTCGGCCTTTCGTCAGTGCGATGTAATTTCAGGAAGTCCATCATAAGTCGAAACCCCCAGAAAGTGGGCCAGAAGGCTTGAGCTATCTGGGTTTCATAAGCTGACTTGTGCATCCATGGTACCCTCTTTGCAGCCCAGAACAACTTCCGCAACTGCTTTCCTGGTTGAGGTACAAATTGGTAACCTCCACTTTTCCGTGGCCACACTCCTAAAGAGATGAATGTGACAGCCAGTGGTTCCCTGAAAATTCCGCGTTCCGGTGTGATTCCGCACTGTCGTTCATAATGGTTTAATGCATCAGCCAGATCTCTCGGAGCTGGCACTTCCTCAAAGTTATAGACCGCCAGATAATCATCGCCCATGAACAATGCATGGACATGGCTTGGTCGCAGGTGTTTCGGCAAGGATAGGATGACTGTGACAATGATTAACATTGATATGATAGTATTTCCGACAGATGTATTCCAATCCCCACTAAGCCTCTTCCAGGCCGTTATATACACAATAAGTGCATTCGGGAATTGGATCACACCTCTCACTCGACTGCAGCGCTTCTTAAATTCTGACGCAGCCCTCATGCCAAGAGCTTCGTACACAGCGAATTCTTCCATTAAAGACTCGCGCTGCATTGTGCTGTCCCAATTTTTCCCATCTCTTTCATCGATGAGAAATTTGTCACCCTTTATCCACCCAGTGAATAAATCACTGAGGTCATTGTGGTTTAACCCGCCTGCATAATGGAGGTCGAATGCGACCCCATCAATGACGAACTCTGGCAATTCTTTCAATGTCTGCGAGATCGCTCTGTACTCTTCAGGATGATGGTATGCTGTGACTTCATTACGATTCCCCTGGATCAGTCGAGCTTTTGTGGGTACCTTCACGCCCACTTCAAACTTCACGAATGATCGGGCCTTTCCAAACTGTGGCATATCCACCGCGGTGGACTTGTCTATTTGTTTAAGTTTGGACTGTGTTTTCCCAATCCTCCACTGACCCTCTAGGTTATTGCTGAGATGATGGAAGTACGTATTCCGCATCCAGCCAGCTAAATCTACTAGGAAGAAGTTTCTAAACTTAATGGCACACTTGTTCTGTGGTGTTGTAAGGTGTCTTTTTACAAGGGCATTCATTGCATTGGACGGGCATTGCGCTAAGGCACAAGGTATCCCAAATGAGATGCCTATAGCACTCGGCCCATAACTAGCACGGCCATAAAGCTGCTTGTTGCTGTAATTACCTGAAACAAGAAGCTCGGGATTGCTTGTAGACAGTTCACTGTATTGGTCCGCCGTGATACCGCAATCACATCGTCCGGGATGTGATAAAATGTCGCAAGTGTTGTCAACTTCAAGGCTCGTAGGATAAGAAAGACAAGGGGCAGGCAGATAAACAAAAGCCGCTTCCCCGCGTAAAACCAGTCTGGCGGCGCAGGGTTTGGGCCATTGATTATGTAGTTTAAACACTTCACAAGTTTC